GGCCATATGAATAAATTCGGATTACCAGATGATGATGAGGAGTTAGAATCTTATGACAAAGACAGAAACTAATAAGCCTGGATATATAGACAGAGCTTTAATCTGGATTGTAAATAAGATACCAAGATTTAATTTTGTTATACAACAAGGCATCGGAGAGGCATATGACCTGGGATACCAAAGAGGCTTAGAGGAAGGGATGAAAATAGACCCTACAAATAAAAAAGCTAAACAAAAAATTAAGAGAGCTATAAAAAATGCTTATAAGGAAATAAACTAATGTCTACACAAAAAGGCAAATACCCAACTATACAACCAAAAAAATCAAAAAGAAAAGAATTAGAAGAAATGGTTAAAAACCGTGGAAGGGGAACAGGGCATTTAAAAAAACCTAAAAAATTCAGAAAACCAGGACCATTTGATGGTGGCAATTAAGGAGATAAATCGTGGCATACGAGTACCAAAAATTACAAGATAGACCTAAAGAAGACATAGGGAACAAAACATACTATTCTAAAGATGTAACAGATAAGAAAAAGAAAGGTATTAAAGGTTTACTACAAAGATTAATACCTGGTGGTGAAACTGGAATGGAAAGAGTTGTTAAACATCCAGAGGTAGCTATTGCTAGAGAGATAGATAAACAAAACAGAGAGACAGCTTTAGCTAAAAGAGATTACATTTTGAAAGGTACATCAAAGGATAAAACTGCTGAAGTAGCTGGTAAAACAATAGAGGCTTTAGATTATAAAGATAGCCCTACAGATGTAAGACAAATAGTTGAACTTATAGCTCGACAAAAAGCTGAAGCAGAAAAAGAAGCAGAGTTTATGAATACTGATTACGAAGGAGGTAGGAAAGTAAAATACCACGATGATGGAAGTGTTGGTGGTTATGAGACTGGAGTTAAACACGAAGACTCATATTTTGCTGGAAGACCTAATCAATATAGAGAGAATCCTTACCCATCAGCAACTCCAGAAAGGTTTATGGGTAAGAGTTACGATATGCAAGAAGAGATGGATATGCAGAGAGTTAAGAAGATGCCATTTGGTTCTCCTTTTATAGGTGGAGATAAAGATAAATCTTCTAGACAGAACCGTGAGACTATGAGAGACTATATGAGAATGCACGGTGGTACATTACCAGGTATACCAGAGGGCGATACAGAGAGGCTATTAGAATTTATTAATTCATATGAGGGTGAATTTGTTCCAAGAGGTACTAGTATCGATGACTATTACCAAGCTATGTTAAAAGGAGAGAGACCTGGATACCAACAATCATCTGATAGAAGAAATTATGATGCCAGTAAACATAAGAGAAGTCTTTTAAAAACTAAGGCTAGTAGAGAATATTTATAGATGAAAATAGCAGAACCTCAAAACAGGAAAAATACAGGTCAGTTCCAAAAAGGTAAATCTGGCAATCCTGGTGGTAGACCCAAGAAGGGAAATACTATTATTGAGAAGTTTAGAGACAATCCAAATGCAGAGAAGGTTATAGAAAATATTTTTAAGATAGCTAACACCCTTGGTACCAAGCAAGAGCATAAAGATGCAATAGGATGTACCAAGATAATAGCTGACAAACTTATACCTACTTTAAAAGCTCAAGAGATTAAGATGGGTACCGATGACGATGTAGGCTTCGTAATGATGCCAAATCAGAAGGAAAGTGAGAAAGAGTGAATGTACTATGGCAACCTCATAAAGGTCCTCAAACTTATGCTTTATCCATTTCAGATTGCTATGAGATTTTATATGGTGGTGCAAGGGGTGGTGGTAAGACTGATGCAGGGATTGTATGGATGCTTAAAGAGACTGCTAATCCTCTCTTTCGTGGTCTTGTTATTCGTAGGACTGCTGATGATTTGTCTGACTGGCTTGACCGTGCCAGAAGGGTTTACACCAATGCAAAGTTTACAGGGAAACCAACCAAGATAGAGTTTCCAAGTGGTGCTATCATAAGGACTGGACATTTAAGAGATGACCAAGCTTATACAAAGTACCAAGGTCACGAGTATCAGAGGATGCTGATTGAAGAGCTAACTCAGATACCAGATGAAGAAAGCTATTTGAAATTGTTATCAAGTTGTAGGTCAACAATAGGTGTTCAACCACAAGTGTTTTGTACAGCAAATCCAGGTGGTAAAGGACATTCCTGGGTTAAAGGAAGATTTGTTGAAGGACATCAACCAAGAAAAGCATTTAAAGATAAACTATCAGATAGATACAGAATCTTTATACCAGCGACTATTGATGATAATCCTACTCTTGTCGATGCAGACCCAGAATATGTGCGATTCCTGGATAGTTTACCAGAACCACTCCGTTCAGCCTGGCGAAAAGGTGACTGGGATGTGTTCGCTGGTCAGTACTTTGTAGAGTTTCATCCAGATGTTCATACTATTACTGATTCAGAAGCAAGAGCTAGAGGATATGGAAGTAGTCAGAACAAGCGATTCATTGGTGTGGATTGGGGATATGCAAACCCTTTTTGTGCTTTATGGTGTGAGGTTACTCACGATAGTAAAGTGTTCTTTTATAGGGAATTATATGGCACTGAGAAACATCCTGCTGAATGGGGAAAAGAGATTATGGATTTATCAAGAGGAGAGTCTATAGATATGACTCTTGCTGACCCAAGTATGTGGGCGAGAAACCCAATGTCCTGGAACAATCCAGCTACTCAGATGCATACAGATAAATCAATAGCAAATGTTATTGAACAGTATTCACCTAATACAGTACCAGCTAATAACAGTAGAGTTAATGGTTGGAGGAATATGGCTCAGTTAATGCATTTTACTAAAGAGAAGCAACCTAACTTCTACATAATAAAAGGAACTTGTCCTAACTTGATACGAACTATACCACAGATGGTAAGAGATGAAAAGAACCCAGAGGATATTGATACTACCCTGGAAGACCATAGTGTGGATGCTTGTAGATATGCACTGACTCATATACAGGTACCAAATAAACCTGTACAGAAAGTGCCTAAACTACAGTCAGATATTAACAAGCTAATGGAACTACCAAACGAAAACGAATGGAGATATAACTTTGGCGATTAAAGACTATGATATGGATACAGATATTCCTATAAAGGACCAAGCTGGTTACAGTCCAGATGAATCAGAAAGAAAATTTGTAAAGAAGCTAGAGACTAAGTTTGAAGAGTTTAAGAAAGCTCGTCAACATAAAGTCAATAGATGGAGAAGAAATGAAGAGCTTTATAATGGTGAGTTCTTAAAGCCTTTTAAATTACCTAAATACAAATCCAGAGTTGTAGCTAATACAGTTCATTCTATAATAGAAACTATCTATGCTATTCTGACTGATAGATTTCCAAAGGTAGATATTATGCCTAAAAAAGAAGAACAAGTAGAACCAGCTAAAACAGCTCAAGAAGCTGTTGAATCAGAGATGGAAAAAGCTAAATGTGTGAGAGCTATAAATGGTATGAAAAGAGATGGTTTAATATATGGAAATGGCTTTGTTAAAGTGTGCTATAAAGATGGAATAGTAGATTACAGTGTGCCAGATATATATTCAATATTTGTTGACCCATTAGCAACCAATTTAAAAGAATTAAAATGCCTTGTATTTGCTACTCCTACATACATAGATGAAATTAAAAGAGATTATGAGAATGGAAAATATGTTAAATCAGAAGGTAGATTAGATGAGTATAGAAGCTTTATAAGAAAAGAAAATATAGATGGTGATGGTATACCAAAAGGATTAGAAGATAATGTACATACAGACTCACCACTTGATGTTAATAGTAGAGGAGCTTCAGATGCTTCATATGGTGGTGGACAAACACTACTAAAAGAAGCTTGGTATTATGAAGGTGATGAATTATATGTAGCTACCTGGGCAGGAAATGTATTATTACAGAAAGAATTATCACCATACCAAGAAATGCCATTAGTTATGTTCCAAAACTACCAAGATGAGCATCATTTCTGGGGCAAAGGAGAACCAGAAATAGTTGAATCTCTTGCTGTAGGAACAGCTATATTATTAAGTCAAAGTGTGGATAATATTATATATCACGGTAATCCAGCTATGGTTATGTCTAAATCTATGTCAAAAACACCACAAAATAGACCAAGTGATAAGCCTGGACAAATCTATTACATAGGAGGACCTCACGAAAGAGTAGAGAGATTACCTGCTGGTAACATATCATCTTCTACATTACCAATGTTACAAAGCTTTCAACAGATGACCGATACAGTATCTGGAATACACGATATAACACAAGGTAGAAACCCAAGTGGTGTTACAGCTTCAAGAGCTATTGCTCAATTACAGGAAGCTTCTCAGCAAGTTATAAGAGTTAAAGAAAGGGAAGTAGGTTCTGATGCTGTTATTGATATATATCGTAAAACCTTACAAATGCTTAGAAATAACTATGAAGAAAATATTACTATTAGAAAATACAATGAAGCAGGAACAGGCTTTGATTTTAGTCAAATTCCTCCATATTTGTTAGACCCTAATATGGATTATAAATATGTACCAGGTTCATCAATGCCAGAATCTAGAGCATCAAGAATTGACCAGGCATTAGATTTCTTCCAAATGGGATTATTATCACCAGAACAATTCTGGAGATGGACACAGAAAGATATATCTAAAGAAATACTTGAAGAGATTTTAGCTATTAAAGAACAACAAATGATGGCACAACAACAAGACCAACAAATAATGAGTGAATCAACCGACCCAGATGAAGTTATGAATGCTAAAATGAGATTAAGGGAACAACAAGGTTTTGGGGAACCAATGCCAGAAGGAGAGCAACAATGATTGACAAAAAAATATCTTTAGGAACAATATTGACAGGAGCTACTATAATAGGTACTTTTGTGTTTACCCAAGGCTCAACTCAAACTAAGATAGAAACTGTTGAAAAAGAGCAATCTAAGGTAATTAAAAGGGTAAAGGTTAATGAAGATAGTATTGTTGATTTGAAAATAGGTCAAGCAAAGATAGAAACTAAATTAGATGATAGATTCAATAGATTAGAAGAAATATTAATGGATTTAGAATAGTGGAATTGGAAGGAACAAACTTTGAACAAAAAAAAGACTCTCTAAGAGGTAGAGGTGTCTCAACATTAAATCAATGGTGTAAATTGAATGGCTATGAAGGTGTTACAAAGGAATGCATACAAAGTGCTATGAACCAAGATAACCCTAGATTAAACAAAATGGCTAAGGCACACCTATTAAGAGGAGTAGCAAAAGATGAGTAAATTAAAAGTAAAAAAGGTTTCTGGTAAATATAAAAGTGCTGGACCACACAGTAAAGGTCAACACGGTGGATTTGACGGTGTTAATGATACTGTAGATGTGACTAAACAACTAGAAACTGGTGGATTAAGAGGTGGATTAAAAGGTGATGTAGCTGATACATATTTTGCTACGGTTAGAGTCCCTGGAGCAAGACGAGGAACTTTTGTGTTTAAAAAAGTAAGAAGTCGTGCAAGTGCTAAAGGTAGAACAGGACAAGCAACACCTTTACAGCAAAGTGGAAGCACCTTAAAAGCTTAAAAAATTTGATTAGATAATGACCAACTACGAAAGGAGTGTCTAAATGCCTAATCCTTATAACGAGATAGAAATCTCGGAAGATGAAAAAGCTTCTATATCAAGTGATACAGAAGTTAGTCCGACTCAAGAAGCGAAAGATTCTGACAGTACACCTGTAGAATCAAGTAACCAAGAAGTTACGGAGAGCAATGAAGAAGATGTTTATCAAATGTTTGATGAAGATGAAGGAAGATTTATAGATAATGATGAAATCATTAAATGGAGAGAATCTTTCAATAACCAGTCTAACTGGCAAAAATCAAACACTGAAAAAGCTCAGAACATTGCAAAGTGGAGTAAACTGATGGACAAAGTCAGCAATGATGAAGACTTTAGAAGTCATTTGATTGAATATTTTGGTGAAGATAAAAACTCGATAAACTCTTTAGGCTTGAATGT